CTACTAAATTAGCAGTATTTCTATAAAATGCTGGCATAAGATAAGGTTTGCCAATAATACGACCTTTACCATTTCGGTAAAAACGCCTTGCAATATCTCGAACCTCTTGAGAATATTGTGGATTAGATAAAATATCTCGCGCACTTAATCCAGTACCAAATTCCATCCAAGCTTCCCATTGTTCTCCATTACTTGGAACATCTAACCCAATATTCCAATATAATCCGTTGTCAAAAACTTTTTTGTTAATTTTTTGCTGAATAAAACTTAAATTAATTGTCGCATCTCCAATTTGATACGATGTTGGTGCATTTATACTAGCCTGAATTTCAATATCAGTAGCTGTGCTAGCCAAAGTATTTTTAACGGCATTAACGATAGCATCTCCTTTTTTATCTAAATCAGCTAGTGCTTTATCTAAACCTTTAACCTTTACGCTCATACACCTACAGCAGTTATAATGTACTCTTTGTGTTGCCTTTGTTGGTCAAGTTGTACGCCAGTAATTTTGTGATACTTTGATTGATATAAAATCTGGAAACTTTCGCTAGGCACAAAAGATGCTCTAAATTGAATTCTAAACTCATAAGTGTTTGGTAAGACCATTTCGCCAGACTCCAAGTCATTATTTGCCCTTCTTTGGGTAACCGCCGCAAATGTAGTTAAAGAAGTAGTTGGAGTTACCGTAGTACCTCCAGCGCCGTCACTAATTGCTTGAAAGTTTACAAAAGAAACCTTTTGATCGTATTTCCCAAAGTTTATCATACAAATAAGTCAGCTCTATATTTCAACTCAGTTGTAATGCTATTCTTCTGCGCGTATTGTTCTTGTACTGTAATTAAGTTTTGACGATACGCGAAATCAGTCGCTATCCTTCTAAGCATCGCAACTTTTAGGTCTTGTGGCAAAGGATTAGAATTATTAAAGCCAGCTGAGTAAGTGTAATTTTCAATCTCGGTTTCGTCCGTTGTAACATCTGAAACCCAAGGCCCAATTGGATAAATCCTTTCGTCTCGCTTGTTGTTTGAAATGGTCACATTACGTTGAACGTAAAGCATACCGCTGGCCTTTTCGCTTTCGATTCTAGCCGCTGGAATCAATTGGCTAGTTAGCAAGGAATCCCAATCGGTAAAGTCAATTTGTAACCAAGCTTTTGCCTCCGCCAAGGTAATTGGCTCAGTAGCTACCTGGTAATTGTACGCAATTTCTAAAGGTCTAACTACGCTCATTTCGTTTTTATTTTTTCTTTGTCCACTTTGACCCAAACCGCCATTCCTTTATCGACTAAATACGTGTCGTAGGTCTTGCCTACGCTTAATACTTCGCCTTTCTCAAATGGTGCAAGGTCAATCAATAATTTTATCATAAAGATACCAATTTATTTTAGTAAATGTTTTTTCTCATTCCAAGGCTCAACGTCTGCCCAAAGTCGGTAACTATGGAAAACGTAAAGCGAACGGATTAAACCAATCTTTAAACCAATCTCTTTTACTCGCATCGAAAACAATGAATCAAAAGCTAAGGTATTTTCGTCGAACTTAATTTTACGCCAAGTCTTGTATTGAAAACACATAAAAAAGCCAGCGATGTACTCTTTGATTTCTTGCACCCCACCCCCCCCGTACGTTAACGCTATCTCATAATGATTTTTTACGTTTAGGTCGTAGCTAAATTCTTTATTGTGCAATTGGTGTTTGCTTCTTAGTCTATTCGTGTAGCATCCAACCAAACCAAATTTGTCTCCATCTAAAACCAAAGCATCGTGTATTCTTTTGCCCCAATCAGGCGTTAAATAAAGAATGTCACCGTCTTGCATTACAATCCAATCCTCATCGTTTGCGTTTAGGCTCGACAAGTATTCGTTGTAGGCTTTACCTATATTTTTGTCTAAGCTAAACGGGTTTGAATAAAATATTCTCATTTGTAAGAAACAAATTCTGATTTACCTCCAAGCTCCTCCCATACTTTTAAATTATGTTTTCCACTTTCTCTTTTTACATCTATTGGAATTGAACTTCTAACCTCATTGTAATAATCGCAAACGTGAAATAAATCTAAGCTATTTGGCACATCAATGTAAGGATGAGGAGTTAATCCTAATAGGTTAATTCTTTGACTGTATTCAACGTGTTCAAATCCCCATATGCTAAATTCTGGCCTCATACCTCCAGCGGTTTTAATTGCCTTTTGTGTTAAAAAAAGCAAACATCCATTTGGAGCTTTATAAGTTGTAAAGCCGTTCCATTCTCCTTCTTTTCTTACTGATGGACTATAAAATTGATTTCGATGATTTTTTTCAAATGTCAAAGCCAAATGATTTAGGTTGGATTTAATATAAGGTTTTTCCCATCCTTTAATTTTTGGGTAAATGTCATCGTCTGCTAAAAAAACAAAATCAAAATCCTCAGCTAATTCCAAGCATTTATTTTTTGCTTTTGCTATGCCTTGCTGATTATTAAACCTAAAACTTGAATTCTTTACTGGTATAGTAGATGCATCATCAACAATAAATATTTTAGAATTTTTAGGTTTATATTTTTTCCATTCAGCTAAAGAAAAATCTAAAACAGAATGCCTATTCCTAGTAGTTATACAGATTGCGATTTTTTCCATTGGATAAAGTTTGGGTGATCATTAAATAAAGTCTCGTTATATTTCTGGTTAAATAAATCTAATTTTGACCACATTAAATCATTCCTTTCGTCTATTGTTTTTGTTTTAAATGTCTGGCTTCCAATATGGTCAACTCTACTAGAAGGCACAAGCATTGGAGGTAAATCTATTTTTTTTAGTTGACCAATTAAGCTATTATCTGCAAACCAAAAATCAAAATCATTGTCCAAGCCTCCTATTTGATTCCATAAATCGCGTTTCATCATAAATGCCCATCCAGATAAATTCCTTCCGCATTGCCAACCAATTTCATTTTCTGTTATATCTTTTTGCCTAAAATCTTTTGGGGAAATTGGACTTACTATAGGATAGTCTGCTGAAATTAAAGCGTGAAGCCATCCATTTCGGAATATTAAATCATTATTGCAAAACATAATCCAAGGAGCATTTCCTCGAACCGCTCCAAAATTTAAATAGTAATTATAATTAAAATCTTTGTCAGGATTAAATGTACTTGCGTTTTTATAAAATATGTTTGGCATTGATTCAATTACAATGCAATTAATTCTCAATCCATTAGCACCTTTAATTGCCGTATCTATTGCCATTTGGGTAAAATCTTTTCCAAGTTTTTGAGCATTGCTTATAAACACAACATCTGCAACAATTTTTCCCATATTTGCTTTTTTATGTCTAATTTCTAAAATATCCTCTTGAGCGACGGTAGTCATATCATTATAATCGTAATAATAAAGCACCTTGTCTATCTTATGCTCAGTACTTATATATGGCCTTAATAACTTTGCATAGCCTGAGTCTTCAGCTCTTTTCAGTGAAGGAAAAGAAGCCTTTTTACTTATTGACTTTTTTATACAAGGAATATGGTTTGGCAACCTATGATATTCAGTTTCGGTGTTATAGTCCCTAATGTAATCTTTAGAATACCTGCAAATCTTTGGCGGATTTCCATTTAATGATACCTCGGCTAAAAATACAATCGCATCTGCATTGCTTTTTATGCCTTCTAAAAGGCTTAAAATATAATCTGAGCTTATCCTATCATCGCAATCAACAAATGCAATGTATTCGCCATTTGCCATGTCTACCAAAATGTTTCGCTTGTCTCCAAGCATTATCGTTTTATTATCAATTAAATAGATAATTTCAACCTCCTTTTGGTCTTGCTCTGGCAATGCTTCTAATTGACCATAAAGCATATCCAATGATTTAGGCAAAAAGGTTTTTCTTCGCTCTGCTACTGAAGGGACTAAAATTGATAATTTCATTTAAACCAAATTATTCCTGTACCTGAATGATGACCAATATCTGTCCAATCTGCTTTCTGCTCTGGTATTTCTTTCCAAAGTTTAGATAGTTCCTCAAAAAGCAAAATGTCATCCATTAAAACTATTCCTTTCCATTTAATATCCCTTAAATGGTTTAATACTTGTTGTTCGTAAATGCCATCGTGCATTGTGTCAATAAACAATAAATCAAAAGAATCATCAATTAATAAATGTCCGTTTTCCCTTATTAAAAAATTAACATTCTCAGGCTTATAATTTAAAGAAATATAATCTTCAACATCAAAGCTAAATACCTGATTTCCTGATTTAGCAAGACAAATAGCTGAATGTCCTCTAAAAGTCCCTAATTCCATAATATTACCTTTTACCTGGCCACCAATCCAGGCAAGTAATCTATAATGCTCTTCTCCAGCTTTCATATCTATATATTGAAAATTGGTATCATCATTTGGAATTGATTCCATGATTTTAATCATGTCAATTGAATTAAGCGTTTTTTTTGTAGGTTTTTTCATAATTATATTTCGCCACAAGGCTTACAATTTTTCTTGAAATACATTTCGCATTTTGTTCCGTCCTGGTTGCTTGGCTCTTGATTAAAGTAAATTTGCATCTCGCTAGCCTTAGCCGTGTACCGCTCGCAAGTGTTTTTAAGCTTGCATCTTTGCGGCTTACACATTGTAAAATCTGCCATATCTTATTATTTATTTTTAAAGTAAATGATTTTAAACGCTTTAAACAAAAAAAGGCGGGAAAAATTCCCGCCCTTTTACACTAAACACAAAACACAAACACAATATTAAGTAGTCTCAAGAAGCGCCTTTGCAGCTGCAAAAGTTCCTTTAACCAATACTGGAGTATCGTTAGCAGAGATGAACTGCACCAAACGCTGCTCAATACGTACAGTCTTCAAGTTGTCGATAAAGTCATCACCTGACTCACCAATTGCAACCTGAAGTCCGCTTCTCAAACGTACGTTGATAACTGAAAGATCACCACCTACGAAGTTAGCAGCAGTTCCAGTCAAAGCGTTAGTTGGGATAATGTTTACACCCCAAGCAGTAATTCCTCCGTTTGCGTTAAAAGTAACGCCAGCTGGCAAGATATATTGCTTCTCTGCATCCTTCTCAGAAAGCATCAAGTGATACTGTCCAGTCTCAACAAATACTCCTGTTGCAGTTCCGTTCGCAGCTCTTACTTGAGCGATGATTCCGTGGATAACATCCCAGTTAGTTGCAGACTCAACACCACCAGCCATAGAACCGCCAGTGAAAGTGGTAGACTTAGAAAGCAAACCAGCAAGCTGAGGAGATGTACCGTTACCAGTAAACAATTGGTTTTCGATTACAGTCTCAACACGCTTCACGCCATTGGTTTGGATGTAAGAAGCCAAGTAAGCGGCATCTTCCAACATTTCCATAGAAACCTTCATGTGTACACCGATTTTTTCAACCTTAGCTCTCTGCTCTTTGTATTGAACGTCGATTTGAGTTTTCTCAACACCTTCGCCAATCATTACTGGAGTTCCTTGCTGGTCATATTCTTCAACCCATACTGCATATTGAGTTCCGATTGCTCCAACACTTGCGTTAGCAAGGTAAACCAACAAACGCTGGCGGATAGGAGAAACAACACCAGTAAACTCGGAGATTGTTACTTGTCCAGAAGAAGCTTCGTTAGCGATAGTTGAAGCCAAAGTAATGGTTCCAACTGACTTCTCGTTAATTTCAAATACCAAAGGAGCTTTAAGACGAGCGTTAGGCTCAGACTTCAATCTTTCGATTTCTGCTTTTACTGGAGCGTAAGCCTTCATAAATGCGGTTTTGAAATCCTCACCGCTTACCTCTTTCTCAACTGCGCTTTTTTGCATTGCGATGTCAAGCTTATCAAGTTGCTTCTGCATTTCTGCTGCATCTTCTTTACTTACTACATTGTCGAATGATTTTAACAATGCTTCTGCCTTTTCGAAAGCCTCATTGGCTTTTACTTCGGCGTTACTAGCTTTTGCCTTTAGAGCTTCGCCAGCTTCTGCGATTACCGCTTTAACGGCATCCAAAGTTAGATTTTCCATGATTCAAATTGTTTTTTAAGTTCGTTAATTGTTATTATTTCGACCGCGTCGGCTTCTTTAATTTCCAAAGTAGCTTCGGCTGGCTTTAGAACGTCCAAAAGTGATTTGAGTTGATTTTCTAGTTTTTCAAGTGTTTCGTCTGTTGCGTCTGAGGTCTTTACAAACTTCTCAAGTCTGCTAAGGTACTCGAATGCATCCGCTTCACTTTTAAGGTCAATAAAGGTTGTCTCAGGATTAGCTCCTAAGAACTGAACCGCTGAGCCTTCGTACATCATTACCTCTTTAATTAGGTTAGCTTTGGCCTCTTGGTCGAACTGCTCTTTAATAGTTCTAAAGCCAAACGAATGCTGATTGATTAGCTCACTTTCAATCATTTTCTGAAAGTCTTGGCCAGCTGCGTGCGTTCCAATTTTAGCCTCGTAACGCAAGCCTTTATTGTCTTCGTAAAGATTGGTGATTTTTGCGACAACTTTGTTTTTGTCGTGGTCTAGCAAATACTTAATCAATTGCTTTCCTTGTGGGCCGCGCTCCATTACTGTCTTGGTAAACGCGCCTGGCTCGATTATATCGCCGTCCAAATCTTTGTTACCGAAAACAGCAAAGTAGCCAGAAACAATTCCTTGTTTCATATCGGCATCCGCAAAGCCTTGATTTAATCCTTTTTTTACAAAACCCATATCGCTAGTCTTTTCTAATTCCTTTAATTTATTTCTGCTCCAAGTCAAAGCAGCCCTACCCCCCCAAGCATCGTACATAAGCAATCCGCATCCTTCTCCATAAGACGTTGAAGTTTCTAAGTCAACCTCGTGACGGCTTAAATACGAAAACATTCTTTTAATCGTATCGACCGAAACTGGCTCGCCGTTTGCTAGCTGGTTGGCTCTTTGCTTGCCTACTGGCGTTCCGCAAGGTCCCCAGCCATTCTCCTCAACGTATTTCAAAACTCTCTTAGCGTTATTTCTAACCGCCTCTGGATAATCAGAATACGTTTGCTCGGCTTTTTCTAGCATTGCTTATTCGTTTACCCAAATATACAAAGAAAAAAAATTAACAAACAAAACCACCTACAGAATAAAGGTATCCTTAAAATATCTTCTTGCGTAAGACTCTGAAACATAAATAACTACACACGAGCAATTTATAGTCTGCTCTGCACCTCCATTTAAATCGCCAGGCTTATCCATTAAGACTTCAAAGCCTCTAGTGTTAAATACAAACGGCTGATCGAATCTCTTAGGTTTATTCTGCGCTAGAATATGCTGAATCCTTGGCTCCTTAGCTCCTCCGTGTATCCATATTTTCCAAAGCTGAGTTCCAGTCTGATTGGCCCAATCAATTGCAGACTTCATCTTACCTTCATTGTAAGCTCGCGTTGATTCCGTTCTAGCAATTGCCCTAGCTCTTTTAATATCAGGAATCTGTTGAATCAATAGCTCCTCAATTTGTCTAGGATTTAATCCATCTTTAATTCCTTGAGCAACGATTTCATTTACCTTCTTTTGACTAGTATCAGTTACCTCAAATATTAACTGACCTAAATTCTGAATCACCCAACTCTTAATGAACTCAAGCCAAGCGCTAAGAAAAAAATTATCTGGAAGAAACTTCTTCTCTCTATTATCTTCCCGTATTCTATTATACTCCTTAGTTGCTGAATCAACAAAAACCTCTTGGTAGAACTTTACGTAAGCATCTTGCATGGGCAACAACGGAACAATTGGTTTTGCTTGCTGCTTTAAGGCCTCTGTAAATATTTTTACTCCAAGGCGTTCGTATTTCTTCAAATCGGCTTGCGCTGACCTTCTGACCTTGGAATAATTTATTTTTCTCATTTTTTACGCTGGGAAATCGCTAAAGTCCGTCGCAGCAGTTCCTAAAGCCTCCTCACTTGGAATCACGTTGCTAGGTATCCAATGCACGTCCATAGCTGGGTCTTCGCTCGCGTGCCAGTTAAGTAGACTTCTAACCTCGTTGCCAGTAAAGTAAGGTGATTTTCCATAAGTGTCCAAAATAACCTGTACATCTGGTTGTAACTCTGAGAACGATGAAATGTCAAAGTCAATAACGTAATCCGCTCCGTAAGACTTGCCAAGCCATTGCGTAAACTTCTCCTCAATCATTTGAAGCTGCGGCATGATAACATCAGTAACCAAAGCCTTTTGAGCGCCTTCTAAATTAGCATAAGTAGCGTTAGATGTAAACAATACAGGATTAACTCCCCAAAGACCGCAAAGCGTTTGCAAGTCCATATTCTGAGAGTTTATAATATCCATTGCAACAGGCGACAATCCGATTGCATCGTAACGCAAAGGAATTGAACTTGCTACAATCTTATTGATATTTTTATTTCCGTTTATCCTCTCATCAATCCGCTCATCCATTTTCGCTCGTTGATCAGGGGAAGGCCAAAACTCAGGATTGTTTACATTTGGAGAAATAATGCCTTTAGCGCCTCCATTCTGGAAAGTCTTCTGTTTTGCCTCAGTTGCTTCGTTGTTCGCCTGTAAAGTCTTTAAACCAGCCAAAAGCGGTGGCATACCTCTCAACTGCGCTCCGTTCAAATCCCAAGTAAGATTCGTTGTTTTAATGTGCAAAACCTCATCCGCTGGAATCTCAATGTTCTGGTCTCCAATAATCAATTTATAGCCTCGTACTGGCTCAAATAAGTTGCCAGCTACAATCTCCACGTAGTTGGACGGCATAACGTACATTTCCTTAATCTTGCCCTTATTTAGGCCATCCTGTGGAGCAAAGCCATAAACAAAGATTTCACCGCTAGTATTGTACCACGTTAGCATAGAATCAAGAAACTCCGCCCAAGTCTGCATAGGGTTAGGATTCTTAATCAATTGGCTTACTGGATCGGAATAATTAACGTCTTCTAATTCCTTTTTTCTAAACGCTATACTCTGGATTCTATTTAACTCTTTCGCGCTATACTTTCCGCCTCTGTACTTTTTAGCCGCTTCAGTCTCCTTATAAACGTAGGTCGGGCACTGCTTACCCTTTTCGGCTATTTTTCGGATGATTGAGTAAACAAGCGCGTTTCCTTTGTAACCTTGGTCGATAAAAGTCTGCTGATTTGAGTCGTACCAAACTACAAGCGTAGAGGCCGTGAATTGACCATAAAGTATTTGATTGAGTAGGTTTACATCTGGTTTCTGAGGTGTCGAAATAACCGCAGGATTAATGTAAGACCTTAGAGCCTTTAATAGCATAGCATATTCGTTTTAGCAAATATACTTATTTATTCTTTTCTAAAAATGTAACTCCGTAAAACCAAGTTACAACCATAACAGCGCGAGCCAACCAATGCCAACTAAGCACGTTAAAATCTAATACTACAAATGCGATAAATAAATAAGTGATTAACATTAAAATAAGCGCGGCAATAGTTTCTTTTTTCATATTGAGAATTCAAAGTTATTTTTTACCATTAGTTCAGTTAATCCCCAAACAAGCGCGTCTACTCTATCGGGGCTTTTCCCTTTGTCGGGATTAAATGTTACCATTTGCGATTCTAAAATAGGGAAGCTTCCAACGTGATATATTTGTCCCTGTTCATAAAGTGAGTAAACTGGCTCAGCTCTCACAAATTTTCCCTTAGTTGCGGTTACTAGCTTTATTCGAAAATTACTTCCTTGAGATTTTAATACAGCTTCGACCATGTCACCGCCTTGATTCTTTTCCGCAACTATGCAATCAGCGTTCCACCTAAACGCCGCGTCCGTTGCAACTTTTGCCCAATGGTTCGGCGAATACTTTCCGCTTAAGTCTTCCAACACATAGCCAAAACCTTCGATATCTTTTCCTACTACAATTATTCCAGTTTCGTCACTTTGCATATTTGCAGTCGTTGCGGGGTCAATTGCGACTATTATCCTTGTAAGGTTTGGCGCTTCGTCTATTCTAGCTTTTCCAAGTATCGCGCGATTCCATAGCATGCCTTCAGCGTCGTCTAACCAAGTACCTAAAAATAAATGGTCATATCGCGCGCGATTCTCTCGCTTTGTCTTTTCCGCTGCTTGTATGAATGAATCGGATAAGTTTTCTTTATTGTCTATGTAAGTTGTATGAATATAGGTCGTATCCTTTCGCTTCTTTTTAACAAAGTCGTTGTAAATCCAATGGCTTTTGTAACTCGGATTCATTACAAGAATCACGCGGTTATAATTTTCCTTCGCTCTTATAGAAAGGTCTACTTTGTCGAATACGTCGGGATCGGTTAGTTCCTCGGCTTCATCAATTACCCAAGTTGATAAACCAGCGATAGATTTGAGATTTGCAGTATTAACGCCTGAACTCGTTTTGATTCCACGAAATAGAATCTTTGAGCCTGTTAATTTATTAATGATTTCGGATTGGGTAACTTCAAAGTCATTTACTTTTCCCATTATTTCTATTTTGTCTAAAAATTCGGGGATAATTGATATGAACGCACTCACTAAGGTGTAACGCGTGAACAAAATAACATGGCCTTTCTCATATGTCAAATTCAAAAGGAAAAGCGCCAAGGTCCAAGATTTACCAGAACCGCGGCCGCCTGTAATTAAATAATAACGGGTTTCGGGTTGCTCATAAAAAAGCGGTTTATAATCTTCCAATAAGTTGATCATATTAAAAAAGATAGGTTTGTTTATTATCAATTGCCAAAGGTTCGTTTTCTTCCAGCGATAAAGTTCCATCGCGCTCGCTTTCTTCTTCTTCGATTATCACCTTTGCCGCTTCAATCGCCACATTTCTACCAATCCACTGGATTGGCGGCGCGATCTTTTCACCGTTGCTGGTCACGTCAATTTGCTGCTTCGGTAATCCAAACCGATACGAAAGCCAAAGTTTTAACGCTTGGGTATCGCCTTGCGCGCATTTCATCAAAAGCGCCTCCCAAATTTTATTGGGCACACAAATAGCATCCATTTGTTCAATTAGCTTTACTTCTTGGATTTTAGGCGGTCGGCCTGAATTGGGCCGCGGGCCGCCGCGTTTCTTTTTTTCCATGTGTTACAATATCCTGCACTAAAAAATAGGTTTAATTTGGTTAACCAAACCAAAGGTAAATGAAAATAAATAAAAAAAAATAAAAAATATATTTACAAAGTATTGCAACTTACAAAGCTTTGTATTATTTTTACTTAACAATACAACGGAACGGAATAAGTCCAAACCGAAAAAAAAGTAAAAAAAAAAAGTAAAAAAAGTAAGAAATATTTACCTAAACACTTGACTTATTTTACAAAAGTTTGTAAATTTACTTAACAATTAGAAACACACACACTAAAACACAAACACAATGAACACTAACACAAACACAACCAGCAACAAAATGAGCGAAACAATGTCAACCGTAATCGCTTTGGGAATTTTCGCAGTAATCGCGATAGTGGGTATTTTATACGGCATTCAGCTAGACGCAATCGGATACTAAAATGAAGAAAGCTACAAAAGTACTCGGACAAATAATTTACTTTATTATCGCCTTTGCGCCTATCTTTTTTCTAGGCTATTTACTCGGATTAACACTAATTAAATAAACACAACAAAACACTAAACACATAGAAACCATGAACACTAACACACAAACTTCATTTGGCTACTCCGATGCAAGATCAAAATCAATCGTTTGGGCCGCATACGCTGAACACTTCGCAGGCGAAGAAATAATTGAAGAAGGCTTCAACCTAAACAGCGGATATGTTTACATAGCTTTGGAGCACGGCGTAACGATCGCGAGCGCGTTCGGTCAACCTGTCGAGTTTATAATTTACGACGATGAAACGGAAGAAGAAATGTTTTTTGATTCTATTCAAGAAGCTAACAATTTTTTAAGTAGAAATTTTTAAATAAATAATTAAAAAAACTTGCATACAATTACAATGTTTTGTAATATTGTACAACACTAAACACACACACAAAATGAGAACGGTTTTTAATTCAAACAATCAATTGGCCCAAACTTTCGCGATTCAATCACAAACCCACGGCCGCACAAAGTCAATGTTTTTCGAATACGGTACGGCCTATTCCTACGGTTATCACTACATAGGCGCAAAATTTGTAATGGCTAACAACGGGGAAAAAGTTTGCTTTGTAAATTCACGTTATTACAGCCCAACGACTGCAAAGCATTGCGGCGAACTTTTTAACGCAATTCCAGACGGTATAAAAGTTTTTAGGGTTCCTTTGCCGCGTGTTTTTGATTTGGATCAATTACCTACAATTATCAAAGTTATGACCGAAAACGCCGAGGGATATTTGGCTAAGCAGTTGACAGCAAGAAAAAGCACCGTAAATTTTTATATTGCTAACAACTTAATAAGCGACATAAAAGAAATAAGCGAACTTTTTGGGCTTCCTGTTCCTAGTTCGTGGGACTTCAAAAACTACAAACAAGCAAGACAAAAAGTACACACACTTTAAAACCCTTCATAACATGAAACGCATAAAAAACGACGTTAACGGAAACCCTAGGTATGTGGTACATTTTTACGACCTATTAAACGACGGCGAAGGCGAAGGCCTTACTATTTTAGAAAGGTTTGATCTAGTGGTAAAAAAAGCCCGCAAAGTAGGCGGTAAAGTTTACCGCGGTAAGGATTTCGGCGGCTGTATTGTGTTCCAATCTTACGACATTCAAGCGACCGTTAATTTAGTAAGGGGGATTTAATTCCCCTTTTTTTCACTCATAAACATAAATAAAATGAAAACGCCTTTATTCTCAATCCACTCAATTGCGGCCCTGGAAACCCGCTCTTTTTCAGTACTTCGCGCAAATATTGAAAACACGCCCGAAAAATTAGAACTTGCTAGAAATCTTTACCCTAGTTCAGATTTTTATTTTGAGTTTCATTTTACGCCGATTTCATTGGGCGTAATTTTCGGCGCTTAAAAAAGCCACTTTGGAACGTTGGGCGGGCTCGATTCCCGCCGCGGCTTCTCTTTATTACTAACTTAAAACACAAAAAACATGGTTGATTTATTCGAATATCCCGAACAATGGCCCGCTAATTTGCGGGCTATTTTGGCGCGTTATATGACCAAGGAACAAACCTACACGAATTTAATACGACTTGAAAACGACTTATTAAAAATAGGTTATTCGATCGAATTCGGTTTGGACTGCATGGCGTACAACTTGCAAAAAATAGCAGGCTAAAATTAGGCGTTTTAAGACGTTTAAATTTTCAGTAATACATTACCATAGTAAAAAAAATATCGCCGCGCTACGGGCTTAAAAATAGGCTAAAAAACCAAACGCGCGAACGTAGTATAAAACAAAAGTACTGGACGAAATCCAAACCGCTAGTGGAAATCCAAACCAGTGGACAAAATCCAAACCGCTAGTGGAAATTAAAACCCGTAGTGGAAATTAAAACCCTAGACGAAATCCGAGGATGTAGTGGAAATTAAAATCGGTAGTGGAAATTAAAACCATTCAAACAAAAAACTTACCGCTGGTGGAAAACAAAAATAAATTTTACAATTCACTTGCAATTAATATACAGAAGTTTGTACATTTACATCACACTAAAACACACACACAAAATGCTAAAAGATCACCACTTTATTTTTGACCAATCTGGGCTTACGCTCGAATTGGAATCCTTCGAGAACGAAGGAATTGTTCTAGAGCTTTATTTCGGTAATGGAAAATCGCTCACGCTAGAACTTTACGACTGTTTAACAGAAAAATTCTCTGATCATTACCGCACGATTTGTGCAATTCTTGACCCTTTTATTATTGAACAATTAGAAAACAACGTACAATTATGCTTTACGAAATGATGACCGCCACAGAATACGGAGTATTGCGTGGCTTTAGCGAAAAATCAACGAGAGTTCACCAGATTATTAGGTCTGGAATCAATCCGCCCGAATGGGTGCATCCGCCTAGAAAGCTAGGAAATCAATGGGTAGTATTTGTATCAACTGAATGGATTAACAATGGTAGAGGATAGAATTTATAACTGGATAAATGAAAACTACGGCGAAATAGAGCCTAGTCTAAAAAGAAAGATAGCTAATACTTTCGAATTGTATTGGGACCAATTTAGCTTCCGATACGCAGAAATAAAGACGCTAGAAATTTATACCCCTCCTTTTTGTAAGTAAAACACTAAAAAAAAACACTAAACACAATGAAAGAATTAATCTCAATCCAAGCGGAGTTAAAAGCTCCAAAAAATCAGTTTAACGCCTTTGGCAAGTATAAATATCGTTCTGTAGAGGACATTCTTGAGGCTTTGAAGCCATTGCTTCTAAAGTACGAATGTACCTTGACTATCGAAGACGAAGTCAAAGAAGTAGGTGGTATTGTATTCATAGAATCTACTGCTGCAATTCAAAAAGATATGGAAGGCCGAGCAGTAACGGCCCAAGCTGGAATCGACATCAACCGAAAAGGAATGGATGTGGCGCAAAGTTTCGGAAGCAGCAGCTCGTATGCTCGAAAGTACGCGCTTAACGGTCTTTTTCTAATCGACGATACGAAAGACCCAGATTCGACGAACGATCACGGCGCTAAAAAAGAGGAATTAAATCCTTCACACGTAAAATGGCAAGGCGCAAAGGATTCTTTAGCAAACGGAAAAGTTTCAATGGAGCAAATAAAGTCGGTTTATATTTTAACAGCACAAAACGAAAAACTTCTTTTATCATGAATTTTAAATGCAGAGCAAGCGCACTTGGTCAATTAATGACTAATTCGCGCAGTAAAACAGAAACTTTGTCACAGACTACAAAAAGCTATCTACAGGATTGGTACAAAGAGCAGATTTACGGCGTAAAAAAGCAAATTAAATCCAAATACATCCAAAAAGGATTGGCTTTAGAAGATACAGCTATCGAGTTTTACTCGGTAGCTATGGAAAAGGACTTTATGATTAAGAATCTGGAACATTTCGAGGACGATTTCTTTACTGGAACTCCAGATTGTTTTCACGAGGGAATAGTTTACGATTTTAAAACGTCCTGGGACTGTTTTACTTTTCCTCTATTTGACGATCAGCCAGACAATGGATACTTCTATCAGTTGCAAGTTTATATGCACCTAACGGGCTTAAAAAAGGCTAAATTAGTTTACACGCTTCAGGACACTCCAGAATTTTTGACTTACGAGGAGCCAGTAAGCTACGCGCACGTGGAAAATAAGTACAGAATCAAGGAATTCAATATCGATTACGATTCAGAAGTAATTGAATCGGCAAAAGCTAAAGTTTTAGAATGTAGAGAATATTTAAACACAATGGCGATATGAAAGAAACAGCTGTAGATTGGTTATTTCAAAAACTTTGGGATAATCCAAAAGACAAACTTACTTGGTATAAAATTTTAATTAATGCTAAAGAAATAGAGAGAAAACAGATAGTTGAAGCTTATTTGGCAGGAGATTGCCAAAATCAAAATGCTAGCGAATACTACAAAGAAACCTACGGAAAAATATGACTTCGCTAAAACAAGAACAGAAAGACGAAATAGTTAGGTTGTATAAACTTAAAGTAATGAATAAGAATATTGCAACTTTACTCAATGTTAGTAAACACTTGGTAAATAATTTTATCTACAAAGAATATTTGCTAACTAATGAAAGAGCTAAAAATACTTGCGCTCATTTGAAATCAGCGGATCAAGTTCTAGAATTGTACAAAAAAGATTTGCCGTATAAAAAAATTATGGAAATGACTGGTCTAAAATACCACCATTTGTGTGAAATTCTAAAACTTACGGATCACAGAAGAGTAAGCGGTTTGTCTATAAAAATTGTTAGGCAAATAGAACGTATGGTAGAAGAAAACAGAAGAACTTGCGACATAGCAAAAGAATTGGATTTAGACTACAACAGAGTTTCTCATTGGGTTCGAAAAGCTCGGAAGGAAGGTGTACACTAGTTTACACTAAGTGTACACTAAAGTGTAAACCAAAATCGCGCTCCATTGGCTCCAATCGCAATAAGTGAACACTTTGAACACTTTTTGACAAAAATGAAAAAAAATAAATTTTCACCTAGTCAAAAAAATATATTCTAAAAAAAAGTGTAAACTTGTAAACCTAGTGGAAAAAACAGCCTAAAATCGCCTTAATTTAAACGTATTGGCACTTTTAGGGGGTTTACACTAGGTGTAAACTAAGTGTAAACTTGTGTACACTTTTTTGCTCAAAACAGCCAAAAACACCCCTCCCCCCCCCTCTTTTTTCAAAACTTTGTAAAACACAAAAATGAACGTAACATTAGGAAGAGCAATCAACTTACTGAACTCAGGGTTCAGCGTAATGCCAATATCGGAGGGTAAAAAACCTTTGATTTTATGGAAAGAATACCAGACCAAAAAGATTGAAAAATCTGAATTAGAGAAGCTAGAATACAAGACCAAAGGATATGGTATTATAACTGGTTTTTATGACGTTGAATGTATAGATGTAGACTTAAAGGTATTTCCTACAATCCAAGAAGGAAAAAAGTTCTGGAGTGAGTTCGTATCTTTTATTTCCGATCACATAGATGACTTTAATAGAAAGTTTGTCATTTATAAGACCATAAATTCTGGATACCATATTATTTACCGATGCAGTAAGATAGAGGGAAATAGAAAGCTTGCTACGCTAAAGGGACATTCTCAGGCACTAATTGAAACTAGGGGAACTGGTGGATACATCTACATTTACGACAATCAAGTATCTGAAATGTC